AAGTCACCAATTGCATCACGCGTACAGACCCATTCAGGCAAAGCGACATCCTTATCAGGGGAACGATGCGTTGGTGCTGGCGGGAACGCCGGAATACTATGCACATCGAAGAGTTCTCGTTTGATACCGATTGCTATCGTTCGTTTTCTTGTCTGAGGTACTCCATAGTCAGCAGTATTCAACACCATTGGATTAAGCAGAATAAAGCCCATGGATTTCGCTCTAAACGTAATGTCCGCAAACTCATCGCTTATCAGCAATCCGGGGACATTTTCCATGACGAACATACAAGCCCTTGAACGCTCAATGACATCCATATAAGGCTCCCACAATGCTCTTCGGTGATCACCATAACGATTCTTATTCAATAAACTGAATCCCTGACACGGGGGGCCACCTATGACCACATCAGCCTCAGGAACAGTATTGCTGGATGCCCACTCCTCAATATTTGCCTGAACTCCATGCAAACCAAAATTGGCATTGTAGGTATTTATAGCTGCAGCATTATTATCAATAGCAAGGATACTTTCAAAGTAGTCAGACATCTCTCCATGAAGAAAACCATAAGATAATCCACCTGCCCCACAAAAGAGGTCTATCACTCTGAATTTATTTAATTCTTTCATCCGCATCCATATGCCTCAGATTAATGTTGAGCGTCTTACAGGACGCGTAATGTTAACTGGGGCTTTCTCTATCTGCCTTTTGGTGTTCATGCCTGAGGCAGACAGCCTCAGGCACCCGCAGCAATTCTACTTAACTCACGTCACCTCGCCAATATGAAATCAATCAGAAAGGTGATCCATAAAATCACTCCTTCTCTTCTTTTCCGTAGTGGAGTTGGCCAATTTTGATAAGAGGGCGTCCCTGAGATTTGCGGTGTAGATTGGTATCGCGCAGAGAATACACACAGCCACAATATTCCTGCTGATAGAATTTTTCGCGCTTGCTGATTTCAATCATACGGGACGAGCCGCCCTGCTTGCGCCAGTTATAATCCCAGTACACCATACCCGGATAATGCGCAACAGCTCGCCGCCCACACTCGTTAACCTGCTGCATATTTTTCCAGCGTGAAATGCCCAGTGAACTGCTGATCACACTGAAACCATTTTCAGCAGCGTACAACGCTGTCCGCTCAAAACGCATGTCAAAACACATGGTACAACGGATCCCCCTCTCAGGCTCCCATTCCATTCCTTTGGCACGTTCAAACCAGTTGTCGGTGTCGTAATCAGCATCGATAAACGGCACGCCGTGTTGTTCAGCAAAGCGAATATTTTCATCCTTACGAATTAAATACTCTTTCTGAGGATGAATGTTCGGGTTGTAGAAAAAGATGGTGTAGTCGATTCCCGAGGCCTGAAGCGCCTCCATCACTTCACCGGAACATGGAGCACAGCAAGAGTGCAGTAGTAGTTTGTTTGCCCCGTTTGGGAGCTCCAATTTAGGCCGTTTGAAATCAGCAATAGTCATAAATATTTTTATTGGGGTCATGAAAATAGCACAGAGTGTAGCATCAGAGCAGGGCTATCGGGAATATATGTCTAAATCTGGTAATATCTGGTTTTGACGCAAAGCGGACAACCACGCTGGCTCTACCCTGCGCCATGAAAATGTCAATTCACATCTGAACTAATGCTCTTTAATCTAGTAACGTCTAAAATATCTAACATTTCCTTGATAAAATGCCAGTACACGCTGCATAGCTTCGCTCTTCCGGCACTCGCGACAGATTATATTCAGGCGCCTGTCGTAGCGGCGTATTTCGCCGTCTGGTAACGACCAGATAAGGTCCGGATCAACCACTGCAGGTTTCTTCACCTTTGCCCTTGAGAGTTTTTTGCGAGCATTTTGCCAGTCCTTACGCGCCTGTTCAGACGGGAATAACCCGTAACCAGAGTTGTATACATCGCCACTGGCAACCAGCTCTCTGGCGAGAACACTCATCAGATATCTTGTCGCACCTGTCCTGGCTTCCAGTTGCCGCAACGTCTCGCGACCGCTCAGACGTACAAGTTCAACAACCTGCCCTTTAATTTTTTCCCGCTCTTCTTGTGTAAATACTTTTGCCATAAGCGCCTTCGGCAATCACTTTTCCGATACAACACGGCGGGAAGAATCAGTAATCTGTCGAACAATATCCCGGTGCTTGTTCAGCTCCCGCAGCGCGGCGCAGACTCGCTCCCACTTCTGAACATCACTTTTCGCCCTGCGCAGCGCCAGGTTTGCCCTGCGAAGGGACGGAAAAATCAGCTCATCTGCTTGCGTTTCGGTAAACGATGGCAACGGCTGCACAATGTCCGCCACAGTTTCTGTTTTAATTTCTTCCTGTGTTGCGGCTTCCCGGACTGGTAACGCAGCACCTGCTGGCTGAGGAAAGGCCTTACCATCACTTTCCGTTACCAGCGCGGCTTTCGGCTCTGCTGGTAAATTATCGCCCGGCATGCAGTAACAAAATTTACCGCTCTGATTAACGCGTGCCAGCCGCCCCGTTGCGGTTACCACCGCCAGCGTGGAAGCAACCTTGCGAGTACTGACGCCGAACTTACCCGCCAGTTCCTCACACGTTTTAGCCCCATCCTGACCGATAAACTCAATCATCATGTCTGCGGTAACTTTTTGTTCGACCTCCCCGGTCAGCATATCCTGTGCTTCAGATTTTACTGGCAGCTCTTCGGTTACCAGGGATTCACCTTCGCCAGCCAGAAACCAGGTGTGACCAGTTTTATCAACGACGCCATTTCTTTTGAGTTCCCACAGCTCGTTGACAGCCTCTTCACGACTGATTCCAAGGCGAGCTGCCACCACATGTGAAGAGGCTTTTTTCAGTGCTTTCAGTGCGTCAGATACGGTTTCCATTAAAATTTCCTCCGGACAAAATTACTTCACAACCCTCATATTGCTGATATTTGGACGCCAGCTATCCCAGTTAAACGTCACCCATCGACCACCGCTCATGGTCATCCGGTCCATAATCCTCTCACCAAGAAGCGTGCTCATTGCGGCATGATTCAGGTTTGTTAACATCCCGACACTGCACAGTGATGCTGTCCGGCGATCAATTATCTGGTGTAATACCACCTGCTCGTTTTTCGTCTCCCGCTGAACGCCTATTTCATCCAGGACCAGCAAATCAACCCCGCAAAGCTCCTGTAAAAATTTTTCCCCGGATTTGCCGTTGTCGTAGCTGTCATGCAACACGCTCATGACATCAGACACGGTGACGATAATCACGCTGCGCCCCTTCGCCATCAGCCGGTTACCCATCGCCGCTGCAAGGTGATTTTTCCCGGTGCCGGTTTTACCGCTGAACACAAAATTCGTGCACCCGGTCATCAGTTCGTCAGCTATGGATTTGGCCTGGCTCAGCGCGTATTTTTGCCCGTCATTCTGCACCTGATAATTCGCAAACGAGCATTTGCTGTGCAGAGGCTGGATGCCCGAACGATTCAGGATTTTTTCCACCCGCAACTGGCGATTCTGGCGGTTAATCTCCTCGCTGCGTTTTCGTCCTTCAGCAAGTTGCCATTCCCGCCACTCCTCCACCGTCCGGTACGGTGGAACCGCCCCCTGTGGTGCAAGTCTGCGAATACGTTCAAGAACCCCAACTGCCGCAATGTTTTTCATGACACGTCACCCCCTGAATCCCGGCGGTATTTCAGTGTCCGGTTCAGAAATGTGATTCACGCAACGCTGCGCAGGCGAACGCCCCAGGCGGATAACCAGTTCATCCCATTTTTCCCGGAGTTTTGCCGGACTCATGATGTTTTTTACCCAGAACGAATCCCGCTGGAGACGCCCAAACATTTCACAAATTTGTCTGTGAGTTCTGCCATCCAGCATCCGCATTGTGCGAACGTCATTGGCCCATGCTGTCCAGTTGGGTTCTTTCGGTCTAGTGATCTCGCCATCATAGCTGGCCGCCTGCTCGTAAAGACTCACGATTCGTCCCCAGATCCACTGTGCGCACACCAAATCTTCCTGACTTCCCCACTGGCGTTTTTTCGCACTGAACACAACCGCGTCAGGGTGTCGGGTTAAAAAATCCTGTTCAGCCGTCTGCGGGTCCGGTTGCGAAGCGTCCGGACAAGAAGATCTTTTATCTGACGGATCAGGTTTTAATACTGACGGATCGGGGTCAATCATCGCCCCCCTAATCGGCAGTTTTTTATCAACAGTTGATCCATCAAAATTTGACGGGTCAACCGTTGAGGGGTCAATATTTGACGGGTCAACTGTTAACGGGTCATTTTTTGCCGGGCTAATTTTTCTTTTCGGTTTATATGACTCACGCGCCGCCGCCGCAGCTGCTTCGAGTTTTTCCACATTAAGCCGATAGATATTGCTTACATTACGCCCACCGACCTTACGCTCTTCCTTCGTCAGCCAGCCCTCTTTCGCCAGTTCTGCAATAGCCGATTTCACTGTGGATTCACTTCTTGCACCGATCTGACGCCGGATAGTTTCAATGGCAGGCCATGACACGCCCTCGTCATTGCTGTAGTCTGCAAGACGGGCCATAACCGCCACCCTGGATAAGATCATGCCGGTGAAGGCGCACCCTTCCCAGACAAGACCATGAAGCTTGCTGCTCATAAAACCCCCGAACACCGTGCTTTTAGTGCATCACCACAGCATTCCCTGCCGGGCCGCCGCGATTCATCTGGTCATACAAAACAACCGCTGACGCAACAAAATCATCGACATCCTTCACCAGCCGATCCCTCCGTTCGACGATCTCACGGTAATATTCAGAACTGTGGCTGCGCATACGGGCCACCAGCAAAGGCGGCATCGCCTTTTCGATCGCCGGTAACAGAGCCTGCATTTTTTCAACAGCATCAGGGGTGTCTTTATCCAGCCAACGGAAAATTTTCTGGGTATTACGGGCCAGGGCTTCCGGATGGCTGTCGTCGTACAGTTCAGGGAACGTCATCCCCAGTTCGAAATAAGTCCGGGCTATTTCAGCTGCAGGAACTTTCTCACCATCAGGGTATGCCCAGGCATTCATCGCCATGCGGATGTGCTCATGTTTGATTTTCATGAATCATTTGCCTCTTGATGCTTCGGGTATGATCGTTTTCGTCATTTGGTTGCTTCATCGACATATTCTGCGAATAACATGACGAGCGTCGTAAGTATGTCCAATCAACATCAGGACGAAGTTCTTCACACAGGACACCACCTTTTGTTGCTCGTTCAATCGCAGGACATCTCTCAGCAGGTAACTGACGTACACCTTTGATCCATTGATTTACGCTTGGAGGAGATACACCTAAAAGCCTAGCCATTGCTGATTGCCCACCGACAACAGCACAAGCTCGTTTGAATGAATAGTTATCTTTTTTCATCGAATGAACTCCAAAAAACACGCAACAATATTAGGCTTAGCCTAATGAAATTGTCAATAGGCTATGCCTAATACATCGAGAGTAGGGATTGCCTAACGCGATGCGCATAGGAGACTATTAAGCAATGCTTAGTGGTAAAGACTTAGGCCGAGCGATAGAGCAGGCCATTAACAAAAAAATTGCATCAGGAGCCGTCAAATCAAAGGCGGAAATCGCACGTCATTTCAAAGTCCAACCACCATCAATCCATGACTGGATTAAGAAAGGTTCGATAAGTAAAGACAAACTTCCAGAACTATGGCGTTTCTTTTCTGATGTGGTTGGTCCAGAGCATTGGGGGCTTAACGAATACCCCATACCAACCCCATCCACTTCAGATACAAAAAGTGAACTTTTAGACATAAACAGCCTTTATCAAGCCGCCTCTGATGAAAAAAGAGCAATTGTGGCTTTCATCTTATCTGGAAATGCTACGGAGCCTAGTTGGGTTGATCATGACGTTCGCGCCTACATTGCCGCAATGGAAATGAAGGTAGCTAACTATCTGAAAAATCAAGAATCAAAACGGAAAAGCCAGAACATCACCAAGACAGGAACTTAAACTTATATGGTCCGACGGGAAATTCCTAGTTCCCGTTAGTTAACTCCTACTACCCCTCCCACAAACCATCACCT